GGGTCGGTGATCACGCCGAGCGCGCCGAGCACGGCCATCACGACGGTGCCGATCAGGTACGGGTTCGAGACGAACTGCATGAACACGTTCCCAAGGCTGTCCCACGTGGTCAGGTCGGTGTAGGCCAGACCGAGATACGCGAGGATCGGGGACATGATGACACCCACCAGACCGATCCAGAATTGGGGCGACTTCGCCCTTACCTTCCAGTTCATTTGCATCCACCCTTGCCCTTCTTCTTCTTCGCCATGGCTACCTCTCCTTTCGATTCGTTTCTCCTATTTCGCCTTCCAGCCTGTCGAGGCGGTGATGGGCGCTCTTCGCGCTCGCCTCCACCTGCGCCAGACGGGTCGCCTGTGCCGTCATGGATTCGCGCAGCTCCTTCATGCCGCCGTTCACCTCGGTGATCTGCTGCACGGCTGCATCCTGCTTCACGTCCATGCGGATGAGCGATTCCTTGATCTGCGTCATCTCGTCGCCCTCGTCCTTCGACTTGTTGCGCGTCGCCACGTAGATGGTCACAAGGAGCGAGAGGAACATGATCAGCGTCGGCAGCTGGTCGATGAGCTTTGCTATGGTTATGGCATCGTCCATGTGCGTCCTTTCGTCCTGACCATCATGCGAAAGGTGTCATGCGGGAAAGAGAAGGCGACGCACCGTCTCCGATGCGCCGCCTCTGTTCGGCCTATTGTTGAAGGTGCACTTTCAAGGACTGTCAGCTCACGATGGGCTGAACAGGCACCTGTAGAGCCTGTCCATCTCCAACACAGTCCTGTGAGCGTCGAGCCTCTTCATCGAGCCGCGCCATGACTGGTACGATTGCGCGACCTGATCCATGGTCATCTCACCGGCATCCACAAGGCGCTTCTGCTTCTTCAGCTTTCTGCGCTCCCTCGTGATGGAGCTGCGGCACGGTCTCACCACGATCTTCCCGTTCTCGCCGTAGGAGAAGTGCTTCTTCAGGAAGACGAAGCCCCGGGAGAGCTTGACGATCCTCGTCTTTCGGTCGTTGACCGTAAGGCCGATCTCCGCGCATCGCCAACGCATGGCCTCCAAGAACGCCTGAAGCCATAGCTTATCAGTGTGGATGAAATAGGAATCGTCCATGTACCTGCCGCACGCCTCCATGCCTCCCATCTCCGCCGCGAAGTGGTCGATGCGGGACGGCAGGGCGACGGCGATCACCTGATTCGGTTCCGATCCGAGGCCGAGGCCGGGATCGTCGCTTTCGTCAACGAGGGATGCCACGAGCGAGATGATGCGCTCGTCATCGAGTGCGGTTTCCACGACGGCCTTGGCCGCTGTGTGGTCGATGGAGCCGAAGTAGTTGCTGAAGTCCACGAGAAGGATGTAGCCCTCGCTCCCGTGGAGGCGGTAGTGGCGGGCCAGCTGCTCCTTCATGCGCCTGATTGCGAAGTCGGTTCCCTTGCCCTTGGAGTTCGCGGAGTTGTCATGCACGAACGTCGGCGAGAGGGCGGGGACGAGCGCGTTGACGGTCAGGGACTTGTGGATCGGCCTCTCACCGAAGTTCACGCTGGATATGTGGCGCACCTTTCCGCGCTCGCACACGTCGAACTGGTGGCATCCCCTCCTGATGTCGCGCCCGTCGAGCAGGTCTTGGCGGGCCTTGACGCAGTTGCGCAGGATGTCTATCTGGTAGCGTTGAACGCTCGCCTTCCAAGAGACACCGGCACGCGCCCTCCGGGCGGCATGATAGAGGTTGTCGAGGTCTGCCACCGCCTCCAAGGTGCATCCCTCGATGCGCTCGGCCCTCTTAGCGGCCCTCTCCGCCTCGCGTCTGGCTCGCCTCGCGGCCTTGCGCTCTTCAGAGTTCATAGGGGCACCCCGCACGGCACACAATGGCGTTCGGACAGCCGCATGAGCAGGGAGCATGAAACGACGGCGAGCGCCTAGTTCCGTCGCCATGCAAGAAGCGTCCGCTCCCGCTCGCGGGGTGCTTATTTACGGCATCTCTGCCGAACGTCATGCCTTCCTTCCTCATGTGGCTCTGCTTTCGGCTTTCGCCTACTCGGTCTGGCCGTAGGGAATCAGGGCAGGGGCCGAACCCACGTGTTCGTCGCCGAATTGTTGTTGGCATTGCCATTGTTGTTGACGTAGCACACGTTCGAGGACGAGCCACCCATCGCGGAGCGCAACCACCAGTTGTACCGAGATGCAAGGCATAACGTACGGCCATTATATCCCACGCAGCCTGTCAATCTCCGCCTGCGCGTCATCTATGCGCTGCTGGACGGTGAGCTGGCCGGTCAGCTTCACGCCCTTCCTCGCGCCCTTCAGCAGCGCGATCTCCCTGTCGGCCATCTCCACGACGGCCTCGAAGCGCGAGGGCGCGCACGGCAACCCGAGTTCGATCAGGCATTGGAAGTCTAGGCACAGCTGCTCGCAGTCCGCTATCGCCAGCGTGTAGTACCGCCTGCGCTCCAAGACGTTGAACGAGCTGTTCGGGTAGAAGGAGTGCCCACGGTTGATGTTGTAGACGATTGAGCGCGCCGTCTCGACGGTCGGCACCGCGTTGAGCAGCCGGTAGCTCTTCGGAACGACGGAGGACGATGCCATGAGGCGGTTCACTTCGATGCGCAGCGCGATGGCGTTGCTGTAGAACTCCATGTCGGATAGTTGGCGGTTTCTCTCGTAGACGCTCACGACACCTCCGTGCAAAAAAATCGAGCCGACCCGCTTCGCGGGTAAAAGGACAGCTACCGCGCAAGGCGGTAGCTGCTAAGTGCAAGGCATACGGCGCTATGCGCCGACGAGGAAGCAGGGCAGGGGCCGAACCCACGGGTACGTCGCCGAAGTGGTGGTGGCAGAGCCATAGTAGCTGACGCAGCACACGTTCGAGGACGAGCCACCCATCGCGGAGCGCAACCACCAGGCGCACCGAGCCTTGATGCGATCCCTCGTCTCGGAGAAGATCGGGAACTGCGAATCCATGCCCTGCGAATAGCCTCTCGTCCCCCAGACAAGGCACCCGTAGACCTCCATCTCCGAGGGAGACCATATCTTGCCGAGGTCTGCCCACTTCCAGCTCGTGGAATCAGTGGCGGCGGGCGAGGCGTAGCGAATCTCGACCAAGCTGCGGTGGTTGAGCATCACGCTCTGCCACGCGGTAGGCATGAGCTTCAGGTACACGCCCAGCTCCCAAGCATGCAGGTTACTCGCTATGTACGGGTTGTTCTCCGATGAGGTGCCGTTGTTGGTCGCGGTCGTGTTCCAGAGGATGTAGGAGCCGTTCGTGACGTAGGCATCGGAGGAAGGGAGGGTGTACGTGGTGTCGGGAACCATCACGATGTGGTGCGCCATCGCAGCGTCGGCGCAGTTGTAGTAATGATCGAAGGCACCGATGCGGTACTTCATGACCGTGCCGTTGGTGAGCGTGATGTTCACGTAGTCCCGGATGTGCATGCCGCTGTAGTCTGCGGCCTTGCACCTTGCCGTGAGCCATGCGGCGACGCTGCCCTTGGCGGCGATCTCCGTGGCGAAGACCGTCTCCAAGTTCGCGCCATCGTAGAGGGGCGCGGTCGAATCCACGATCTCCTTGATGTCAGCCGTGTTCGCCGCGATCTTGCCGTTGGCGGTCGTGAGGTCTGATGCGGCTGCTGGCGCGACGGCCATCTTGGAGGCGGGGATCGAGCCGTCCGCGAGCTTCGATCCCGCGATGGCCGCGTTGTTGGCGACGTTGGCATCGCTGATCGCGTTGTCCGCCATCTTGGCCGACGTGACCGAGGCATCCGCCAGCTTTGCCGTGCCGATTGCCGCGTCGGCGACCTTCTCGGCGGTCACGGCTGCTGCGCCGAGATGCCTAGTGAGCACCGACACGTCGGCGAGGGCGTGCCGGTGGTCTGCGAGGGCGTACATGTCGGCATAGGTGCCCACGGAGTTGGTGGAGCCGGTGATGTCGGCTGGCGTGACGTTGTAAGCGCCACGGGCGTGGCCGTACTTGCCGATGCCGGATGCGCCGTACTCCGTGCCGGTCGATGCGTGGCTCTTCGGGGCGAACGTGGTCTTGATGGTCTGCCATAGGTAGGTCAGGCCGGTGAGCGAGAGCACGGACGATCCGCTCTTCGAGGTGCCCCCGGATACAGCGTCGATCTCGTCGGTCGTGATCCCGACAACGGAAGTCTTGGTCGATCCGATGGTCTCCCACGTGTCCGAGATGAGCATCCATTCGACGTAGCTGTTGCCGCTCTGCGCGTCGGCGTTCGGCACGAGGTAGATGATGCCGATGCGGCCCGTCACGGTGGGCTTGCCGTCCGCATCGTACTCCCCGTCGCCGAGCACCTGCGTCTTGAACCCCTGCGCGCTGTCCACGATGTCCGCGAAGTCGGAGCGCCGCTTGCTCTCGGCAAGCTCCCTATCGACCTCGGAGGCGGCACGTGCGGTCTCCGCAGATGCCCTGTTGGTCTCCGCGTTCGAGCGTGCGGCCTCTGCCGTCACGCGGGCCTGCTCCGCCGAGACGCGGGCATTCTCGGTGGCTACGCGGGCATTCTCCGCGCTTGCCCTCGATCCCTCTGCGGTCACGCGCGTGCTCTCGGCGCTCGCGCGGTCTCGCTCCGCAGCGACACGTGCGCTCTCGGCGGTCTGCCGCCCGGTCTCTGCCGCCACGCGCGCCTGCTCCGCCGCCGTGACGGAGGCGTTGGTGGCCGTGGCCTGCGATGCCGCGCTCGATGCCGTACCCGCTGCGCTGTTGGCGGTGGATGCCGCCGTGCGTGCGGTCATGGCCGCGCTGTTGGCGCTCGTGGCCGCGTCGTTCGCCGCCGTCGCCGCAGACTGGGCCGCGCTCGCGTCGGCCTCGATGGCCGTCTTGGTGTCGGCGACCACCTTCTCCGTGCTCTCCGAGACCGTGTTCAGCTTGTTCGCCAAGCTGACCATGGAGCCGCGCACCTCTTCGCCGTAGATCGCGCTCTCGAAGTTCTGAATCTCTGTGCTGATGTCTGCCATCAGTTGCCTCCTTTGAATGTCATGGTGTCGGTGTGTACGATCTTCGGCTTGCCGCCGATCCACTCGCGTCCGTCGAAGAGCACCGTTTCCTCCCCGGTTTCCGGATCGCAGTCGATGATGCGGTAACCGTCATGCGCGGCCTGCGCAACCTCATCGTCGTTCGACAGGCCCGTTTGCATGCCCATCGGATCACGCTTCGCTATCATCGTCGGCCTCCTTCGCGTCCTCCGGCTTGGGGCTGACAAGCTCCGCGATTGTGAAGTCCTTCAGCCTGCTCGACACCGAGGCGATGACCAGAGGGAACGTGTCAGATGGGATTCCCATCTGCTGCAACACGTTCAAGGCGTACTGATAGATGGCCTCCGATGCCAATACCAGATTCTTGCTCTCCATGATTCTCCTAACTGGGAAACGCCACGCATATCCCGTTGATGAACTGTGCCGTGCCGTATCTCCAACCGATTGACCCGCCGCCGTTTTCGTAGATGTCGATGATCACCTTGCGCGAGCCTGTGAGGCCAATCGTCCCGTTGCTGCTCGTGTCGGTCGCCGTATAGAGCTTCGGCGCGCGCAGTCCCAGATATGTCGAGCCGGATGGGCACTGGATGAATCCGCCCCTCTCGCCGGAGGTGTACTTCGGGATCGGGATGATCTGCAACGATTCTTGGTCGTTGTAGTAGAAGTGGATTCCGCCGCCGGTCATCCTCGCAAGCGAGTAGGACGAGCTGCCGCACTCGAACGTGCCGGTCACGTTGCAGTTCTTCAGCACGGCGCTCGTTGCCGTGAGGATGCCGTACTGCGTGAGGCTCGAATAGTTGCTCGACCACATGAACTTGTTGGCCGTGATGGAGATGAGGTCGCTCTCTTGGTTGATCTGGGAGCGCACCTGCCCCTTCGAGACCTTTGACTGTATGCCGTTCGCGTTCACGGTGATCTGGCTCTGCAAGTTCGTGCGCACGTTGTTCAAGTCGGTCTGCACGCCGGACACCTTCAGCGAGATGGTGTTGTTGAGCGTGGAGACCTCGGTGGTGATCCTGTTGTCGAGGCCCGTGTCCGCATCCTCGAAGTGGTCGGTGTAGCTCTGGCTGATCTGCTCGGTCGTGATCGAGTGCGCCTTGATGTACTTGCCGATGATGGTGCCGTCCGCCATGATCCCCGTGTCGTAGGGGCCTTCCACGCCCGTCCGCGAGTAGGCGGTGCCGTTCATGTTCACCTTCTTGACCACCTTGGCGGTGGCCTTGTCCGGGCTGTCCATGATGTAGTCGGCGAGCCATCGGCCCTGCGAATCGTACTCCGTGTACTTGTAGCCGCCCCTGTCGCCGGTCATCATGGCCGTGGTGTTGTCGATGGCCGTCTTCAGCCACTCGGTCATCTGGTAGCGCCCGCTCTCGCTGTCGGATCGCGCCGCCGAGGTCGCTTTCGTCTGCGCCGCAGCGTAGGAGACTGCGGCGTTGTCGCCGAGGGTGATGGTGTCATCCTCCGGGTCTGCGAAGTTGTAGGTGCGGGATCGCACGAGGAAAATCTTGTCGAGGCCGTACGGCTCCGAGATGACGCGCACGCGGTCTCCCACCCTTATGGCCTCGAACTCTTCGTCGGTGAGCGACAGATCGACGGCCTTCACCGTGAGGGTCAGCTTCTCGTACTGGTCTGATGCCAGCCACTCGTTGGCCTTCGTGAGCAGGTTCGCCGGTATCGCCACGTCATCCCACGTGCGGGTTGCCCAGACGTACCCGAATCGGTTCACGAGGGCGGCGTTGGCGACGTAGTTCTTGCCGCCGTTGACGCTCGTCACCTCGGTGTACTTCTCCAAGTCCCCGATGTCGGAGTTGTCGCCGTCCTTGTTGTCGAGCCTCTTGCCGAGCGGTATGACCACGGAGCAGATGTCATCGACGGTGAAGTTGTCGGCGTAGTCCAACAGGTTCTCGCCGAATCGGATGGTCTGCGAGCACTGAACGCCGTAGGTGTCCTCGGTCACGTAGTCGAGGTAGCGCGTCGATCCCACGTGCCGCACCCTGAACACCCCGCCGAGCCTCTTGGAGAGCTTGTCGCGCATGTCGGCCAAGGTGGCCTCGTAGTTCGTGTAGCGGTAGAGCGAATCGTTCGGGTCGTGCACGTCCACCATGCCGACCGTGAACTGCTTCGCCCCCGCCGCCATCTGCGAGTTGTGCTGCGCGACCATCTTGGTCAGGAACTGCGCTGGCGTGACGTCGTGGTATTCCGCCTGCGGCTGGATGCTGTCGAAGAGCCACGCAAGCTCTCCGACCGCGTAGATTTCCTCGTTCAGTTCGCTATCATGGCTGCGCTCGCGCACCTCTCCGATGAAAATCGAAGTGCCGTTGAGCTTCGCTTCTACGATGCTTTTTCGCGTGATCGCCTTGCCGTACAGGGGGTTGGTGAGTGGCACGCTGAACGTGATCGATCCCGAATCTCCGAGGGAGAGTTCGAGCTTCGGGTCGAAGATGGCGCAGTCCGCATCCCCGGGGTAGTATATCCGCTTGTCATCGAGGAAGACTTCGTACATCACAGGCTCCCTATTCTGTAGGCGATCCCGACAGAACCGGTGCCGTCGAGGTAAAGCGTCGATTCGGAGATGTTGGACAGCCTGATTTCAGGGAACGAGTTGGAGCCGCTGGCGAGCGTGTGCCATGTGGCATCGGTGGAGAGCCGCGCCTTGGCGGTTCCCGTGTTGAGCCAGAGCACGAGCTTGCACCTCGTGGGATCGACGGGCAGCTTGACGGTCTTGACGCTGCCGGTGAGCGTGACATCCGCCTCCTGCGTGATCACGCCGTCCACGAAGCTGAACCTGTCCCATTCCCATGGGTCGTATGACGATAGGACGTTGTACTTGTACGGGTCGGCATCCACCGTGACCTTGACGATGCTCACGTATCTGCCCGACCTATCCACGTCAACCGCGCACCGGCCCATCCAGTAATGATCCGGATCGTCGCCCAAGATGATCTTCATCTTCCGACCGTCGAGCGCGTTTCGCATCTTCGAGCTGGTCAAATGGAACAGCTTCTCGGTGTAGTCGATGATGCGGAAGTCGAGTTCCACGGTCCGGTTCTCGTAGTAGATTCCTCCGAGGGCTTCCGTCAGGTCGAGAACGCCGTCCTTGCCGGGGATCGTCACCCCATGCGTCCTCGCAGCAGGGTCTCCGATGCTCATGTCGGATAGGATCATGCCGTTGTCGAGCGTGGAGAACTTCTCGCCGTTGTCCTCGTCGGTGAATGCCACGTCGGTGGCCCAAGGCAGCGTCTTAACGTCTAGGTTCTCCATTATGCGAACGCCGCCCTTCTTGCATCCTTGTTGAGCTGGTTGTCTATGTGCGGGTAGAGGCGAGAAGCGGTGCTCTTGCCGTCTATGTCGATGGTGAAGTTCATCTTTCCGAAGGAATCCTCCATCTGGTCGATCCTGTCGCGCAGCGCGCCGATGGCATCGAGCAGGCTGCTGTCGGCCTCGGTCTCGACGGTCGAAGACGTGCTCGCGCTGTACGAGGCCGAATCGAACGGCGAGATGTCAGCGCCGTTTATGGTCTTGGTCACGTTGCCGAGCGTCTTCTTGATCGCCGGTATGCCCGCCGTGAGGCCCCTGTTGAGCGATTCCATGATCAGGTTGCCGTTGCCGGTGAGCATCACCTTGTCGTAGCTCGGTGGCCCCTTATGCTCGACAATGTAGCTGCCGATGTCGCCGAGGACGTTGCCGAGGTTGCCGATCATGCCCTGAATGCCGTCGATGAGGCCATTGATGATGTTCTGGCCCGCGTCAATCAGCCAGCTGCCGGCATCTCCGAAGAACCCGCAGATTTTCCCCGGCAGATCGCCGAGAAGCGCCATGACCTGCTCGTTGCCACCGCTCACCGTCGAAATGAAGTTGTTCCATGCGCCGTTCAGCAGGTCTCCGAGGCCGTTCCATGCGCTCGACCAGAGATTGCCGATGAAGTCGAGGGCGGAGTTGATGAGCTTCTGGATGTTGTCAACGCCCATCGTCACGATGGTGTCGATTCCCTCCCATACGGTATCGGCTATGCCCTTGATGTCTTCCCAGACCGCTCCCCAGTCGCCGTGGATGATGTCCGTCACCGTCTGGATGATCCCGAGGATGACTTCCATCGTCGTTCCGATGACGGTCTTGATGATGGGCCATACGGTCTCGATGACCATCTGAATGGCCTGCATCACGGTGGTGATGACGGCCTGTATCTCCGGCATGTGCGTCTGGATGGCGGTCAGAATCTCGCTGATCAGCGGCATGATGGCCTCGATGACCTGCGCGGCGAACTGCACGATCATCGTGATGAGCTGCGTGAGGATCGGGACGATGGTCTCAACGATCATCGTCACCACCGGCGCAAGCGCCGCCACGATCTGTAGGATAACCTGAATCAGCTGCGCGACCACGGGCATGATCGCCGCCAGCGCCTCTTGGAGAGGCGGCAGGCACGATTGCACGATGTAGCCGAGGTTGGTTTGCAGCACGGTCAGGATCGGCGCAAGGCTCTCGCCGATCTGCGAGACGAGAAGCCCCACGCTGTTACGGAACTGCTCGTTGGTTGTCCAGAGGTAGGCGAAAGCCGCCACGAGGGCGGCGATTGCCGCGACGGCGATGCCCACGGGGCCGGAGAGCGCCGAGAGGATGCCGCCGAGGCCACCGAACCCGCCAGCGCCGCCGAGGGACGGCAGGAGGCCGGTGAGGCCTCCCAGCTTGCCCAGAAGCGGCCCCACGAACCCTGCGAGGGACGAGAAGCCGATGCCCAGCGCGGCGGCAGCTGCCACGGCGGTGGACATCCAAGAGGGTGCGTTGGTGAGCCAGTCGCTGAACTGCTTCAGCTTGTCAACGAGCACGCCCGAGACGTTGTTGGCGATCTCGGTGAACTTGTCGATGACCGGCTGAAGCGCCTTCAGCAGCTGGTCGATGACCGGGATGAGCGCCACGAGGACGGGTTGGAGGGCCTTGAACAGCGGGGAGGCGAACGCTGCGCCCACGCGACCGAGCGCGGCCTTGACGTTGCTCATGGCACCGCTGAACGTGGCGTTGGCTCCCTGCGCCGCCGATCCGAACGTCTGCTCCATGGCTGCGCTGAACGTGGCGAAGTCTATCTGTCCTGCGGAGACCATCTTCGACACGTCGGCCTGCGACACGCCGAGGTACTTGGAGAGCGCCTGTAGGCCGCTGATGCCCGCATCGCTCATCTGTTGCAGCACGTCGCCGGACACCTTGCCGGATGCGGCGACCTTGGCGAAGATTCCGCCCATCTGCTCCATGGACGTGCCGCCCATAGCGGCCATGCCAACCACGCTGTTGAGCGAGCTGGTCATCTGGTCGCCTGCCTGCACGCCCGCAGCGCCGAGCTGCGATGCCACGGTGGCTGCGGCATCGAGGCCGAAGGCCGTGCCGTGGACGGCTGTGTTGCACGAGGCCATGACGGATTCCACGTCGAGGCCCATTTGCTTGAACTTGAACTGCGCCTGCTCGATGTTGAGGGCGCGCGAGATTCCCTTTCCGATGGCGACCCCGG